TCACAAGCGGATATCGATATAACAACCAATTCTTCAGGAGACATAATCTTAACAAGTGCTAGTGACATTAAATTAGATGCAACTGCTATTTTAGATTTAGATGCTGCAACAATAGACATAGACTCGTCTGGAACCATAGCTATGAATTCTGTAACTAGTACTCTTATCGGAGCTGCAACGACTCTTGGCATTACAACAGGTGGTGCCATGACTGCTACGTCTAGCACCACTATTGGATTAACTTCTGGAGATGACTTTACAATAACTAGTACATCTGGCAATCTGACTACAACATCTGATGAAGACACTACAATAAACGCCGGCCAGGATCTGACTTTATTCTCTGGAAGATATTTTGCTTTAAATTCATCTGGTGCAACAACATCAGATTCCAACAATTTAAGGCACGACATATTAACAGCATACAACGCAATTGGTCAGTTAGGTAGTACGTCATCAAATCTATTACAACATGGTAGGCACGAATTTACCAGTGCACCGATTCTTGCCCAACCGCGTTTT